CTGGCCTGTGACGGGGCGTCTGGAGCTTATGGGCTGGTTCCCTGCTGATCCGACACTTGCGGTTCGTGGCGTGAATGACGGCGTCGGACGGCGTTATCAGGACATGGCCGAGCGGGCCGAGCTGCGCACCATGCCGGGACGCACTGTCCCTGTCGCTGGATGGCTGGGCCAAGTGTTGCACCACGTCGAGGGCGAGAGCGTTGCCACGATCCTGGCTGACCGTTTCAAGCAAGGCGAGGTCCAGGATGGCCTGACGGCGGCAGGGTATCGCGGGCCGGTGACATGGCGCGGGTTCGGCTGGCGCGACGGGGCCGAGGACATCCAGCGGTTCCAGCGGGCGGTTTATGACCGGCGTGTCGCTGCGCCGAAAAGCCTGTTGCTGCGGTCTGCGCTGGCCGATGCGGTCTGCCTCACTGATCCGGCAGGCAACCCGAAGCTGGCGAAGGGTCGCGCGCTGGGGCGTATCGATCCGGCAGCTGCTGCGGTTCTGGCTGTTGCCGAGGGGCAGCGCATGATGACCCGGCCTGCGCCTAAGCCGAGGGCCGTATCTTGGGCATGAAGTATGATCGGCATAGCGCGGCAGTCTTGAAGTCCAAGCGCTGGAAGCGTCTGCGCGTGGAGATCCTGCGCCGCGATGGGTTCGCCTGTGTCCAGTGCGGCGCGCGTGGTCGGCTGGAGGTGGATCACATTCGGCCTGTGCGCACACATCCTGAATTGAGTTTCGAGCCGGGCAATCTGCAATGCCTTTGTCCGGCCTGCCATACGCGCAAGACGCGCGTTGAATGTGGGCATCCGCCTGCATCACCGGCACGCCTTAAATGGCGTGAAGCTGTGGCCGAGCTGGCCGCGAAACCTAACGAGCATAAAGGAAACACACATGCTTGATTCCGTGAAAATCCAGCGGCGGCAATCTGAAATCCGCCAGTCTTTGGCCGAGCTGGTCGGCAAGGAAAAACCGGAGGAACAAGAGGTCCGCCAGATCGAGGCTCTGGACATGGAGTTCCGCCAGAACGAAACCCGCTACCGCGCGGCGTTGATTGCCGAGGATCAGGAGAGGCGCGAGGCCGGGGCCGAGCTGGAGACCCGGTCTGATCGTGAATGGTCTGACATGATGGCAGGCTTCGAGATGCGGCAGGTTGCGCTGCATCTTGATGAGGGGCGCAATCTTGACGGCCATACTGCCGAGATCGTGCAAGAGCTGCGCTCTGCGGGCGGGTTCCGGGGCATCCCGGTTCCGTGGCAGGCGCTGGAGGTTCGCAACACGGTTGCGGCTGGCACCCCTGACCCGATCAGCACCCGGCCTATCATCGATCGATTGTTCCCTGACAGTGTTGCGGGCCAAATGGGCGCGCAGATGATCAGCATTGATAGCGGCGCTGTGGAATGGCCTGTCGTTACATCTTCTGTGTCGGCGGGCTGGGCTGATGGTGAGGCGGCAAATGTCGCTGGCCCTACGCAATACGTCACCACTGATCGGCCCATGAAGCCTGATCATAACCTGGGCGTCCAGATGCGGATCACGCGGCGCGCGCTGAAACAATCGGGTGCTGCACTGGAGGCGGCGATCCGGCGCGACATGCAGGGCGCTATGGCGCAAGAGATGGACAAAGCGGTCTTTCTCGGCACCGGCAGCGATGGCCAGCCTCTCGGCGTGGTGGCAGGCGCTAGCACCTACGGGATTGCTAGCACCGCTGTTGATGATGCGCCGGAATACAAGGACTTTCTGGCCGAGATTGTCGCGTTCATGGCAGGCAATGCAATCAGCAATCCGGGGCAGGTTCGCGTGCTTATGCGTCCTGAGCTGTTCGGCTACCTTGAGGCTACGCTGAACGAAATCACGCAGACCACGGAATACCACCGCCTGGCGTTTTTGTTGGCGGGCCGCAACGTGACGGGCACCTTCCCCGGGAATATCGTTGTTAGTTCCAATGCTCTGGCAGCACCGGCAGGCGGCACGTTGGACACGTCCATGCTGATGACCACTAGCACCGGGGGCGTCGCACCTGTGTTTGTCGGGGCGTGGGGGGCTATTGATCTGATCCGTGATCCTTACTCGGACGCGCAGTCTGGGGGCTTGCGGATTACCGCATTGGCAACGCTGGACACAACGGTCGCGCGGCCTGTGCAGTCCCGCGTCCTGACCGGCCTGCAAACCGTGGTGGCGTGATGCTCTGGGGCGGCGTAGCGGACGGCGGCGGGCTTGAGCTGCGCCGCGAAGGAGATGGTTCGATCCGCTTGCGCGGGTCGTTTCCCTACGGAAAGCCCGCTGTCCTTTCGGATGGCGGGCGCGAGGGCAGGCCGCGAAAGGAGCTGTTCGAGCCGGGGGCATTCGCTTACCGGATCGATGATCCCGACGAGGACATGCACCTGCTGGTGGGCCATGACTACGATCATCCGCTTGCCTCGCGCGGCACCGGCACGTTTTCGATCAGGGACACGGCATCGGCGGTTTTGTTCGAGGCCGTGATCAGCCGCGCGATCAGCGAAACTTCGCATGGTCGCGATGCTCTGGCGCTGATCGGATCGGGCTTGGCCGTCGGCATATCTCCGGGTTTTCGCATTCCGCCTAAGCGCGCGGTCGAGGATGCGGAAACTGTTGAACAAGAGCCGGATGACGGCAGTCCGTCCCCGCTGGATGGCCAGCCGCAACGGGGCGCGCTGATCCGCCGGATCAAGGCGGCGCTGCTGTTCGAGATGAGCGTTGTCACTCGGCCCGCTTATCCAGAGGCGCAGATCGAGGCGCGCAGATGGACGCCTGAAACCGTTACGCGCGTAACGGATCACCCCCTGAAACGCTGGAGGGCTTGATCATGGCTGACACAATTTCACAAGTCGAGGCTATCCCGGCGGCATATCCCACGGAAGATAATGATGCGCTGTGGCAGCGGGTCGAGGCATATGTCGCGCATAGGTGGACGGAGCGGTCTGTCGTCTGGATTGTGGATGGTCCGGGGCATTGGCGCGCGCCACTGACGCCTGTGTCTGGTCTGTCTGCCGAGATCTGGAAAAATGGCGCATATGAGGCTGTGACGCTGGAGGCCAGCCCCATGGGCGGGGTTATCCTGCCGCATGGCACTTACCGGATCACGGCAACGGTCGGCGCTGACAACCCGGTCCCTGCGATTGTGATGCAGGCTTTCGAGCGTCTGCGCGGCTATGTCGAGGCCGAGGTGGTTGGCGCGCCGGGGGCCTATGCCGTGTCGATGCGCGAGGGGCAGCTGTCGCAATCGATCCGTCGCAAGCCCGAATGGATGGCGCAAGCGCTTGTGCTGTCGGGCGCTGCTGATCTTCTGCGGCAATTTAGGAGGGCTTGATCATGGGCATCATGGATATTTTTCGGCGCAGAACGTCCGAACGTCCGGACCTTTCCGAAACCCGATCCTCTGCCACCGGCTACACATCGGCAATTCTTGCTGCGCGTGAACAGTGGATCAGCGGGCAGCGGGGCGTGGCCGAGCTGTCTGCCACCGTGCAAAGCTGCATAAGCCTCTGGGAGGGCGCTCTGGCGGCGGCTGACGTGTCCGGGGCTGACATGCTGGACCGGCGCGACATGGCCATAGCTGCGCGTGGGCTGGCCTTGCGTGGCGAGGCGGTTTTCCTGATCGACGGCGAACGGCTTACACCTTGCACCGACTGGGACGTTGCTACGCGAGGCGGGCGTCCCCGCGCATATCGTGTGACCGTGGCCGAGGCTGGTGGATCGTTTATCGAGACGGCGCTGGCGGGCGAGGTGCTTCATTTTAGGCTGGCATCGGATGCGTCTGCGCCATGGACGGGGCAGTCGCCTTTATCCCGTGCGCGGCTCACGGCTGGTCTGCTGGAGGCGGTCGAGGAAGTGCTGTCTGAGGTGTACCGATTGGCACCTATCGGCAGTCAGGTCGTCCCGTTTCCCGAGTCGCCCGAAACAGACATGGCGGCTCTTGGCAGAGACTTCCGGGGCCGTCGCGGGCGCGTGTTGCTGCGCGAGAGCGTGAATGTTGCGGCAGCGGGCGGGCCTGCACCGGCGCAGGACTGGCGACCGCAAGGGCTTAGTCCCGATTTGGAACGGAGCATGACGCGCGAGTCGCTAGATCAGGCGCGCAATGCTGTCTGCGGCGTTTATGGGGTCTTGCCTGCGCTGATGTCGGACAGTGCGCAGGGGCCTCTTGTGCGTGAGGCGCAGCGGCATCTGGCCGGATGGTGTCTGCAGCCGATGGTGATGCAGATGGCCGAGGAATGCAGCGAGAAGCTGGGCAGCACCGTCCAGATCGACGTGATGCGACCTATGCAAGCTTTCGACGTTGGAGGCAAAACGCGGGCTGTCGGGGCTTACATCGAGGCGATGGCAAAGGCTAGGGAAGCGGGGCTTTCCCCTGCCGAGGTGGGCGAGGCGCTGCGAGTGGTGGACTGGCATGAATGAGCATGTGCACCTCTGGCGGGCCGTTCTGTTGAGCGGCCTGGCCGATGTGGCGAAGGGCCGCGATCAGCGTTGGCTGAGGTCACGCGACTTCGATCAGGTCTGCGCTATGGCGATGGTGGAGCCGGACGCGGTTCGGGCGGCGTTTCGGCCAGAAAAGTTTCGGCGTCGTCCTGTGATCAAGCATGAGGCCGCATGAGATAGGCGACTCGCGCCTGCGGATGACCGTCCCGAAAGCGAGTGGGCAAGCCGGTGAGTGTCCTAGAACCCCGGCAGCGCGCGAGGCCACGTTTGCCGGTCGGCGTGTGCAGGCCGGGGCCGTGATGGCCTCGGCCTTTATAGTTTGTTGTAAACACTGTAATCTATGGGCTTTCTGAACCTCTGATCGGCAGTCGCGGCATCAAGCGTTTGAAGCGTCTGGAGTTTCGCAGCAATTTCTTGCGCGGCGGCTGATTTGTCTGCGCTACTTTCATAGGCGGCGATCAGTTTGCGGGCTTCCTCGGCCACGTCATTGGCGATGACTTTGAGAGTGTCGTGCAGGTCTGCGTCTGACATTTTGTTTTCCCTTGAAGCTGTGACAGGGACACGTTGCGGACTGTGGGCCGGAAAAGCAATATTGGGCTTGACCGTGAGATAATCTCTCGCTATGTCTGTGGGACAAACTCACGGAATTGAGCGATGGACGCGAACGAGCATACCCTAGGGCCTTCTGAATTGTGCGATCTGATCGGCACCAGTTCTGACGTGCTGCGGGATCGGCGTCGGCGAGGATTGATCAAGAAATATGGTGTTGTGTCCGAAACTGGACGCTGGCGTTATAGCATTGCCGACGCGCTAGGCATGTTTGCTGCACAAGAAATCGCCATACTCGGCTTTGATCTGGAAACTGCCTTCGAGGTCGGTTCCGACTGCATCACGCCATTGGCAAAACGCATTGCCGGAATTGATCGAGACGGTGATCGATTTGTTATGCTCTGGTCTGATCGGCGGCTGGTCGGTATCGCGCCGGTTTCTGAGAATATCAGAACAAAATATGCGGCATCTGTTGTGCTTTCCGAGGGCATTCCGAATGCTGTCGGCATCACAACTTTGGACATGCACGAGATGGCGCGGCAAGCACCTGATGCGCTAGTCGAGGCGGTTCGCAGGTCTGTGTCGAAATCGGGGGGCATCACCTAATGCCCAATCGGTCCGCAACCTTCAAGCAGGTGGACGTGACGCGCGCTCTGAAGGGCGCTGACGCGGCTGGCTTGGCTGTTGGCGGGTTCAAGATCGATCCTCGGACTGGCGAGATTGTCGTCTGGTGCGCGGGGGCAG